GCATCATAAAGCACTCCCTGTCTGTTGAATGTGGTCATTCGATTGATTCCAATACTGGTCTGAAAAGGATTGGAACCAGCCAGGCCAACAGAATTGGCTTGGACGGCCTGCATGGCCTGCACCTGAGGTGCTTGGCCAGCTTGCACCGCGTTCAACTGGGTTGGTGGGTGAGTAGCAAGGAAGAACGGCGCCACCATAGCTGCAGCAGGAGCAAGGTCCGCAGCTATTTTGGCAGCACCAGTAAGAAAATTCCAAGTTTTACGGCCTTTGGAACCATGAGAAGTTTTGCCTCGTACGTAGGAATCGATGGAACCAAGGCCCTTCTCATAAAGGAACTGTTCCCCGCGCCCAGGGCGTCGGGGAACGGGGGGTACCCAAGATGCCACGTTCGGCACAGGGGGTAAGGATCGCCCAAGAGCTTGGGACTTAACAGCCGGCTTTTGAGCGGCTGGTTGTTTGGGAGAAGCCGGCTTCGGGCTCCCCTTAGGTTGTTTTTTGGGAGTTGACATTTAATAGGGATACCTAGTTGTCGTCTAGAGACTGTTCATCTGTTGAAGGCGGACCACTTCCGTGCAGTCGTTCGGCAAATTTTGTTTAGCACGGCATTTTACGGTGAGCACCAACCGTTTTGGAAGTTTAATCAACAGACCCCTTAGCACTGTGAGAGCGTCAGTAGAACCCAGTTCTCAATTGGGTCCCCACATTTTTGCAGATAGGGCGTGGAACCCTGTTCCCTCGCAAGGGATCTGCTCACAACAAGAGGTGTCCCTCCTCTACAACGGGCAACGTCTTAGCGCCCGGAGGGAGTTGAGCGGCAGTGAAACCCACATACCGCGGTTGGGGACGGACAATCATATGGTCATAATGATCTTCCAATGCCAGTTGGATCGGAACCGAGATACCAAAGGCAAGATAGAAAGAGTAGCGAGCTTCCTGAGTGATGGGTTTGCTCTTACGGGTCATCATCTCTGCCATCCGGAAAAACCCGGACTGTGTCTGATGGCTCCGACGAATAGGGGGAGCCCCATCAGCATAACGGGCAAGGAAATGATAGA